GAGTGTCTTCATCATGTCAATGCGGGCTTCAATGTCTTTGACTTCCGACATCAGGCTTTTTGCCTGTGCGAGGTCACCACCGGAAGCGGCGAGTTCTTTCGCCGTTGCGATGTTTCCGAGTTTCTTCGACTCGAGTTGTTCAATCGTCATAGTGACATAATCTCCAAGCGGGCAAGAAAGTCTGCTCGCTCAGCGTCAGTGGAGGCTTTCACCTCCGGAGCAACGATGTCCGGTTGCGTCTCTGGCTGGTCTGCATCCCGCAGAGATTCCCAGCATTCAGGTGCCAGCCGCTTAGCGGCAGACCGGGAGAGTCCGACTGCATCCCGCAGCCGACGTTCTACACCCCGCAGGGATGCGGGTTGTATACATTTCTTACCGTGCATGGCATACAAGCCCTTTGCACGTTCGGCAAAAGCATCGACCAAGGCATTAGCCATGTCGGCACTTTCGATCACTTCCATAGCACCGGAGAGAGCATCAAAGTAAGCTTCTAGCCCTTCGTGTATCAAGTCTCCCTCAGCATCGGTGAAGACTGATGTGGCATAGTCAGCCGCTGACTGCTCCGGCATTGGAGGCATTACCATCTCTTCCATCTGTTCCATGTCCATATCCATCATAGGCTGCATGCCGTAGTACTCCTTTAGGGTCTTCACTGAGTTTCGGTACTCGGCTGGTGTCGGGGTGATGCTTGCCTCAGCGATAGGCCACCGTGTGATTTCAGCAGCAACGCCCATGCTCTTACGCTCTACCAGATGACCAGCAGCACCAGAGGAAAAACCCATCTTGCCTTGCTTGCAGAGCTTCGCAATCATGTTGCCATATTCGTCGGCCATGTCGAGCTGTGCCTCGTACCAAAGCCCGGTATCGTCCATCTTGATGTAGCCTGTACCGATGCTTTTCTTGCCGACAGCCGAATCCATACCGTGGTGGTAGTAGACGTTGAGCGGTACGCGCTGACCCTTGGCAACCGGAAAGCCGTAGTCGGTTGACTTCGTGAAATAGTCACCCTCAAGGTCGGCGGTCTTAGAATCACCAAAGCGCACCAGATAGCCCTTGACGTAGCCCAGCCTGTCGCTCTTGATACCGTCCACGGTAGATGTCAGCAAGTCCATACACCCACTATCCCACAGTGCATTTTTCATAGGTAGGTTGTTAGATCCGGTTGGTATCCCTCTAGGTCTCTAAGCGGTAGCACCCTTGTGGTAGGCCCCCAGTCGGCGTTAGGAACAACGGTTGCCATGTCACTGAGCGGCAGGCCTTCAGCGTAAAGGTTATACCGAGCAGTGCCGAGTATCTGCTGGGCTTCAATCTGTGTTAACCCCTTTAGAATCTCTTCACCGGTTGCTACCTTTGGCCGTGTATCAGGGATAGAAGAATCGCCGGTTATCTCAGCCCAGGAGAGCGTTTCCGGTATCATCACGCACCGGCAGTTATGAGATATAATGTTATTGGCGATGTACCATCCTGTACTCGTCTGGAGATTGTAAACATGACCGCTATACGCTTCGATTTGAACGTCGATGACCTCGTCGAGATTTATGAGTCCGGTAAAAGCCTCAAGCAGATTGCCGATTTGTACGGCGTTTCGCAAAAGGTTATTCGCACACGCTTGCTTCCGACTGGATGCATCAGAAAACGTGTTATTGATGACCTGCCCGAGCAAGCCATCGTGACCGATTACATAGCCGGCAAGAGCGAGAACAACATTGCGTTTGATTTCAATGTCGCTCGCAATGTGATTCGTAGAATCTTGGTCAAGAATAACATCGTTATTCGAGATCAAACCACTGCTAATAGGCTGATGATGAGCACCAGAAGTAGTGATGTCAACGCCATCAATGTGACTGCCGCACACAATGCAGTCCGAGGACGCAAACACACTTTCGAACATAGATGCAAAATCGCTAAGACCAGAGAAAGTCGAGCTGTCCCCGGCAGTGGTTATGAAATTGCCCTTGGACTCATGCTGGGAAATGAGTTTATCCCTCAAAAGGCTGTTGCTATTTACAACTGCGATTTCGCTTCCGGCACCGTCGCCGTGGAAGTTCATGGAGGAAACTTCCACAGTTTTGGTAGACACTCCGAGCGAAGCCTCAAACGCATCAACCACATCCTTGATAGTGGACTCAACATGGTTATAGTTTGGATTGACAAGCGAGTGCATCCGCTCACTGTCGGATGTGCTGATTACATAACTGCCTTTAGTAATCTTGCCAGCAGCGACCCAACCATTCGAGCTCAATATCGGGTGATTTGGGGTGACGGTAATGACGTTACCGCTTTTTACCCTGATCGTAACGACCTCACCCGTATACCACCTAGAGGATGTTCCAAGTAGGTCTGCATGAGTAACCTTGGTGTCAGGCACAAAGCAGTTCGGATGGCTTGGCATGATTTCATCGGTCTTTTGAAGCGTACCGGACAAAGCCAAGCAAGCAAGGCATACCCGCGCATCCTGCGTAGCTTGCCGCCTGAAGCCTGTAACCGCTGGATTCTCGGTATATAGTTGCCGCTGTGCTTCACGGCTTGCGCGTATCATCTCAGTACGGGCTATCGTCTCAGCTCTTGACTGACCAACCATGGCCACCCGTTGCAGTCTACGTGCCACGGTTCGAGGGCCTTCGCCAAGGCTGATGCCTTGTGCCAGACTTAGTTTCATAGCATCGGTTACAAATTGAGGGATTGTGTCAAATAACTCCGCCAGAGGGCTGCCATCACCAGCCATGCCGACAAACGTTTGGAGGGTCTCGTCAGGTAGGTTTGTCCATCCCAAACCAACGCTAACGTTGGCTGGCTTTTTTCCCGCTGCCGTTTCAACGAGGCGTTGAGTTGCCTCGTTCGCAAGGATGGCTGATTCGAGTTGTCCATCAGCGGTTATCTTTGCCCCCTCGATGCTAAACTTCTTTAGGTTTTGTCCTAGTTCCTCAATGTTACTAATGATGCGCTGTCGCATAAATTCAATCGTTGCGCTTGGTGGTTCGCCATTGGCTTCTCGTTCTGCGATGCGGTCTTCGAGTGCTTGCAGTTCCCGTATGCTCGCTTTGCTGGCAGCACGGTATGCCCGTTGCATCTTGGATATGGCTACGCCTTCACGCTCCAGCAGGTCGTTGCGGAACTTCTGACCAGCCGCGTAGATTCTAGCGGTGCCGCTGTCTACTCGCTTGAGCTGATCTCCAGCTCGTACCCGTAAAAAGGGTGGCTCTTATACACTACCCCCGGAGTGCATACGTGGTCACCATCAAAGCTCTTACCGTCTGCTTGTATCTGGTCACGCTTCGATGTTGACCAAGCAAAACCGGCATCGCCGCCCCATAGATCCCATGCAACTCGACCGGGCGAAGGATAACCAGGCTCACCAGCGCTAAAGCCTTCGGCCTTCTTATCGACTTCATGACGGGAGAAGAATGAGTACATCCGCAGGATTGTGTCTTCGGATAACTTCTCACCGTTCACAATCTGGTTTGCACGGGTCAAGCCTATGATCGTACCGCCGGGCTCACCGTCTTCATGCCATGCCAGAGCCCTACGAGCCGCATCCTGCATTCCTTGGTTCGGGATGTACTTTAGGCTGATTGACTTAGCCGGTGTGATTGTTCCAATGTTCTGGGTAGATATTGCCGTTGGGTGTAGGATGCCTTCGTCTTCTGGCGTTGGCTCCATGCTTGCAATGCGCTTTGCTTCCGCTCGGTCAATGATTCCAGCCTTAAATAGGCGCTCGGCACGTTGAGCTGCCGCGCTTAGGTCATCAGCCAATGAGCGCACCTGCGACACGTCAAACTCAAGATAATCACCGGGTTGTGTCTCATTGAAGTCCGGGAGCAGATGGATGGTAATAACGTCGGCAATGGCGCGGAATAGCGGAATCATTCCATCTTCCCATGCCGCCTGCTGGGCTCTCTCATAATTGCTGTAGGTGGACCGCTCAAGGCCAGAGCCAAGGCCCAGCACCATGGGGTTGAGTCCAAGAGCAGAGCAGATGCGCTCCTCCGGCACACGCCGGATAGCATCTAAGGCTAAGTCGTTAGGCGTTAGGGATACCCTATCCATCTTGTAGGGGCCGTTCATGACGACCACGCCGCCAGCATTATCGCCGGTTAGGTCTTCACGCATCTGGCGCTTTATCTGCCGGGCATCATCGATGCTGATGTCTACGCTGGTGTCCTTGGCATCTGGGCCAATGATGATAGACGGCATGGCGCCATTCGCCAAGAGGCCATAAGCAGCTGAGGATGCCACATTGTCGGTGCCAATCTCGCGTAGCATAGCCTGTAGCGGTGAGCGCCCAAGGCGGATATCTAGAGGCTCACGACCGTACCGCAGGTGAATCATGTCCTCGAGCTTGATGTCGAATGTACGGCCATCGGTCTGATACTTGTACATGGTGAGCGGGTTAGTGCCATCACCTACAGGTCGCACCATGTCGAACGGCAGGAACTGAAGGCCAATAACTTGACCATCGATTGTTGATCGAATCTTCCGTAGGTACGCGTTGCCGAAAAGTTTGTAGTCTTGGAGGAACCAACCCCATACGAGATTTGCAGGTAAGCCGGGCATAGGCTCGGCGATGAGCTGAAGAACAGGATGGTCAGGTAGTGCGTCTGCTTGTGAGCCATCTACAGGCCGGTAGACTTTGGCTACACCCTGTGACCAGTTCCTGACATACCAATCAATAGCCACTGCCACGATGCCGTTCAGTCCAAGGTCACCAGCTACGGCACTCCAGTCCTTATGGCTTCCAGGGAGTGCCCTGCGTAGCCGGGAGTATAGCTGCCCGTTGCCAAAGCCGGTAAGCATACGATCCATGCTTTGCGCTAAAGGAAGCGGAAGCGCCTCGGTTTGGTTGGCTACGGCTTTACGTCCAAGGAAGCGGTCAAAGATACCCATGCTCCCAGTATCCCACAAAAAGAAAAAGCCCCCTTGCGGGGGCCTGTGGGCTTGAGTGGTTTAGATTGTTTTCATCTCGTAGCGGTATGCGTCTCCGCTTACGATGTAGGTCTTGACGTTGCCGTCTTCGCTTGAGCCTTCGTAATACCAAGATGTCTCAGTGTCTGCGTTCATCTTGATGAGCGACTCTGCCCATTCACCGGCACACTGCCAAGTACCAACCGGTGCTACATCAACAACCACGCCATCCTCAGTCAACACTTGGCGAATCTCTTTGTTTGCGGTCTTCAGTTTCATATCTCTATCTCCCTGCTTGATGTAGATAATATACACCGCCCGTGTATATCTCGCAAGGGTATAGGTAGATATATTTTAGACGGCACCCCAACTCTTACGCTGGCCGCACATCTGCCAAGCATAGGCCAGTGCGTCTACTACGTCATCATGCCTACCAACGGGGAAGGATAATAGCTCATCTTCAAAGTATGCCGGGAGCCCTTGGCAGTGCATTACTTGGCTTTGCTCGTACCGGGCTTCCAGAGGCGCAAAGCGGGTCACTTTGTCACGGTCTGGCCGGATGCCCCGGATAGGTAGTTTCGTGCGCCTTAGAAGCTCCTGCACAACAGCGGCTTGATATTGCACTTGCTCGATGCCGATCATGCTAGGTTTCCACTTATCGGCCATGGCTTCGATGAATCTCAGGACAGCTGCAAAGTCTGAGCGGGTACGGTTGATGTCTCTAACGTAGATCGTGCCATCGTCACCACGGCTCACTACCGCAACGCCGGTGTAGTCGGCTTCGCTCTTGGTGCTGATGGCAAGGTCCACCCCGATGTAGGTTGGTAAGCCATCAGGGCAATCGCCGTAGCGCAGCCACTCCCGTTTGATACGCGCTCCCGCAGCATCGACGAACTCTGCCAAATACTCTTGCCTAAACGCGATGCTCGGCAGTGATTCCCCCGCCTTGCCTACTTCCTCAGCATCAATCCAAGGGTTAGCGGTAGTTGGCATCTGCCAAGACATCCAGTCGGCATCAGTAGCGGCTTGGTTGTAGAGGGTACGGAAGTAGTTGGAGCCCTTGGGAGTTGACAGAAAGAACGCGTCCCCCTTGTAGTCTGTGAGTGTTGGGCGTATGGCTTCAGTCCAGGCTTGTTCTAGATGCCTCGCCATCGCGGCTTCGTCAATGATAACCCGCTTGTACTTACGACCACGGGCAACCGTGCTAGGGTCATCCAAAGTCCAGTAATCGATAGCCGCCCCGGTTATAAGCTCGATACGTGGTGCAGGTGTTTGAACAGCTCGCCGGATCACAGGAGCATATATCCGCTTATGGTCGTTGTATGCCTCTTCTAGCAGTCTGTAGGTCGGGGCAAACCAGGCACAAGGTAGCCCGTCAATCAATACCGGGTCAGATAAAAGGTTACCGCCCAGGGTGGTTTTTCCAAAGCGTCGGCCTACTCAGCCACAGGCAAGGACGTTATAGCGCCTTGCCTGTGCCATTATCACCTGCTGTGCTTCATGAGGTCGAGGGAGAACCAATCGTATGTCAGGCATTCTTCACCCGCATGGTACAATGTTTTATATGAAAAGAGTATGTGAAACCTGTCATCGTGAATATGATACTCCACCGAGTATGCGCCCAAGATTCTGTAGTGCTAAGTGTTGTGGAGAAAGTAAGCGGAAAGCATTAACTAAGTTATGCATTGTTTGCCAAGCATCCTTCAGTACTCCACCAAGCAAAGATAGCATTTATTGCAGTAAGAGTTGTCACCGTACACATAAGAACACAATCGATAATCCATCGTGGACTCGTGATGTGTCGGGCGAGAATAATCCAATGTTTGGTGTTCAAAGGTTTGGTAAAGACAATCCGATGTTTGGCAAACGAAAAGCTGAATGTGCTTTATGGAAAGGTGGCAGGAAAGTTAGAAAAGATGGTTATGTCATCATCGCCGTTGCAGATGATTATTTGAATCCTTGTGACACATCATCATCTGGAACAAAGTATGCGTTAGAACATCGGGTAGTCATGGAACAACACATCGGTAGACCATTGTTGAAAACTGAGGTTGTCCATCATATTGATCAGAACCCAAGCAATAACAACATAGACAACCTTCAGTTATTTGCATCGCATGAAGAACATCTCCGAATAGCGCATGGCAAACGATAGCGCATTATGGTTTGTCTGCGTACTCCACGATCACCTTGACCGGGCTACCGTCTGCGCCGGTCTGCTCTACCCGGCTTGACCAGTCGGCTTTATGCTTACGTTCAAGCCACCACGCCGCCGCTTGCCAAGTCGTGCGGGTTGCATCTTGTATGACCTGAAGGTTCCGCAGTTCCGCTTCACCCTCCGCTTTTTCTACAGCGTATGAAAATTCAGAATATTCCCTAAGCCAGTTGGCAAGTGTAGTCTGATCAATACCAGCGGCAGCACAGGAAGCCCTGCGGGTGTTACCACCTCGCAGAGCGTCTGTGAGCTTGGCTACCGTTGCCGGTGTGTACTTGGTTGGTCTACCTGCTCCGGGTTGTGCTGCCATCTAGACTCTCCTCAATGTTTTCTGTAGCTGCCCACAGCAGGGCATCTCTCATCTGCTGATCGGTGATGCCTTGGGCTTTAGCCCTGCGCTTCACATCTTTATACAGCCAGCGTGTATACATCTCCGACCATACCACCACGCATCCAGCCCCAACCAAAGCACCAATAGCAAAAGGAATCATTCGGTTACATCTGCCTCTTCTAGTTCTAAAAGTCTGTAGTACAAATCCCATGATGCAACCGTTAGTTTTTCTTCAGCCTTGATGTCAAAGTTATCCCAAAGGTTGTCTTTAAAATCAAAAACCACTTCACACCTGATTTCGTGATTTTGTCCAGACTTATAAATAAGCTTCCAGTTATCATCATCAACACGCTCAAGTATTAGCGTTTTATCTAAAAATGCTACACCTTGATAATCTTTAGGCTTTTTGTTTTCCAAATGCACCAATTCGCGTTGCATCCATGACAACTGCCTTGCACACATAGCCATTGTTTCTTTAGTAACTTTTAGCTCAATCATGTTGCTACCTCCCATATCGGCTCCCCGGTTACCGGATTGTACTTACCGATCATCCAGTCTTCAGTAAACAGATCACTAGCGGTAAGCCAGATGACGCTATTGTTTTCTTTGACCTCTGTACCCTCTGCAACACTGAAGGTGTCCCATAGCTCAGAGAACCGGAAGTGTAGCCCTTCAGGCCACAAAGCCCGGCGTATAGGCTTCTCTGCTAGCAAGGCATCAAGTGCCTGGTTGTATCTCATCGTATTATCATCCAGTCTGCGGCCATAACATCAGCACCACGGAAGTAGGCCGGCCCGGCATGATGCC